GCCGACCGGATCAGCTGCTCCTGCGAGTGACTCGCGGCGTCGGCGTACATGCCGGCCTTCCAGTCTTCCCAGTCGGTGTATGGCTTGACTTCAACCTTCATCCAATTCCTCCTCGATTCGCTCGGCCTCCCATGCCTGGGAAAAGTCTCGGTCGGAAAAAAGTTCGGCGAGCCCGCTTACTTGCGTCAGCCGCAGCACCTCATCTGGGTCCATTCCGAGCTCTTTGCCGATCTTCTCGTCGGACCAGCGGCGTCGCTTGAGGTCTATGACGATCTCCGACATGGCGTCGACGCGATGCTTGCCGCGAGCGCGGTTGTGGCGGATGGTTGCCGCCATGCGGTCGCCCTTGTCCTGCCGCGTGTCGTTGATTGCGACGACAGGAAGGTAGCCGCTGACGCGTTCGCGCACGTCGTCGCATTCCTTGCCGACGCGGTGGCGGTGAAAACCGTCAACGACTTCGTACACGTCCTCCCGTTCCCAGCTGACAATCGGCTGGGTGTATCCGTCGGCCGTGATGCTCAATCTAAGGAGCTCCATCTCTGGCGGCGCGACGCTGTTCGGGTTGTAGTCGTTCGCCTGAACGGCGGCGTTCTTCACCCACTGCACCAGGTCGACGGGCTCTGACGCAAAAGGCCCGCTCTCGTGCATGAGCCGACGAGCCGCGTTCAGTGCTTCAACTTGTGCATCTAACGGCAACGCTTTCAGTGCCTTGCACCATTCCTTGACTTCGGACGTGAGTTTGCGGACAGCGGCAGCGTCTTTCTTTGTCATCGTTTCCTCCGATGCTTGCGGCGGATCACCTACAAACATCATTTGCTGCCCTTCGACATCAAGCAATTCAGCCATAAATGCCTCTACGTCCTTTCCATTCCGCCCCGCCGCGTCGAAGCGGTCGCCGTGCCTATCACGAGGGCGAATCGCCCTACTGGGCGTAGTCAACAAGGAACGTCGCAGCGTCGCCCTTCACGGCGTCGAGCGATGCGACGTAGCCCGCAGTCCCGTTGGGGATCGCCAGCTTCATGTGCTCCGGAGGGATCGTGGCCTTCATCAGTCCGCAGGATCCGGGCTTCTTGACCAGGATGGTCACACCGTCGGGGTCGTCCGTCAGGCACAGAGTCCACACCCCGGTTTCGCCGTGCTTATCGAACTCCATGAACACCCGGTCGTTGGCCCGCCACCGAAGGCGATCCATCACCTCGACAGAGAGCCGCACGGCCAGTGCGTATCCGCCGCTGCACTTCTGCTTCGAGAAGTACATGTCGCCACCCATCGCCCTAGGCGACGACGGGCCTCGTCGCTTTACAGTAAACAAAGGCATGTAACAGTCCTTTCCTAATTGAAAACCAAAGGCAACGACCAACGCTGGTCGAAAATACCTTGCCTAAAATTGAAGGTTGTTTACATCACGCCACCCTCCACGCCGTCGCCTTCCGCCCACTCCTCGTCCTCTTCTCGCCGGCCTCAACGACCATGCCGGCCCTGGCGAGCTCAATGCGTCTCGGCCTCGCAGTGCTCGGGTTCAACCCCGTCCCGGCGATGATCTCCTCATCCGTTGCTGGCCCGTTCTCGGCGAGCCACGCGAGGACCAGACGGTGCAGCCGGTTCAGCGTTGACTCGTCAAGCGAGTCCGCAGCTGCGGCCGAGGTGGCCGAACCGCGGACGCTCGGGGCGCGGGCCGCGAAGAGGGGAAGGTCGGCGGTCGAGTAGTAGTCGCTCATCCGTAGCGTCCTTGTCGTCCGTGTATTTGCCGGGTTACGCCCGGCGTCGGTCGAGTCACCCGTGTGGAGGCTTGGGCCTCGGCTGCCGTCGTTACTCGCCACGAGCGGCTTGGCGACCCCTGCTGCCCCGATGTCTAGGCACGCTGCGGCCAGGGCTGGCCGGTCTGTGTCAGTCCGTGGATTCGATTGGTGGGCGGTAATCGGGGTAGCGGAACTGCGGCTCGTACTTGTTCTTGATCGCGTTGTAGGCGTCGACGTTCGACTGGTTGAATGAACGCGAGTAGTCCAGCTGGCTCTGCGTCCTCGAGACGAGGTTCGCCATCGCTGGCTGCCCGTGCTCAGTGAGAAACGCCACGACCTCTTCGATGGTGGGATAGCTCATGCCGTCACCTCTGCCGTGTCGCCAAGGAGCATCTCGACCCGGTGGTGGAGCAGGGCGACGAGCTCGTCCTTCTCGGAGTCCGTGAACTTGCCCTCGGCGTGACGCTCGGTGATGAGCGAACGCAGGCGATCCGCAGCGTCGAGGTCCGCACAGCGGCTGATGGCGAGCTTCGCCTTGCCGGCAGGCGTCTCATGCGGCGGCGTAAACGTCGCCATGTGGGCCACGGTGATGGATCCCGATTGCTCGACGGACTTCACGTTGCCTCCGGTCTGTAGCTGTGGCTCGTACTTGGGGCGAATCACCACGGGCTCGCGGGCCGGCTCGGGAAACTCGTCGCTACGAAGCTCGTCCGGGTCATAGGCACCGACGGCACCCTCCCAACCGAGGCTCTTCAGCCCGGCGGTAATTGCCCGGCTCCGCAGCATGGCCTTCGGGAACTTCGAGTAGTTGGAGTTCGACGCCAGCCCGGCCCGCTTGGCGTCCTCCAGGGTGAACGTCTCGGTGTGCTTGTCGCCGTTTGGGTGGACCAAGTGCAGGACGGCCTTCGTCTCGTCGAGCACCTCGAACTGAGACCGCCCGCCGGCTGCCTTGAACCGAGCCAACTGCGAGTCGGCAGACTCGACCACCTTGCCCTTGACCATCGCCAGCGAGCGGATCGCCCGCATGGGCTGCATCCCGAGCTCGTGGCCTGTGGCCGCAATCACGGCGAACTGCCATCCCGTCTTGATGTGGTCAGGAAGCATCCCGGTCTTGACTGCGTGCTCGCCGTTGATGGCGAGCTCGTTCATTGCCGGGCCCCGTTGCGTGCTGATTTCCGTGCTCATGTCGCACCCTTTCTTGCGAGCGAAACGTCAAGCTTTGCCCCCTTGCGGAGGTTGTCCTTTGCCCACAGCGGGCGAAGATTCGTGTAGTGGCAGGCGACTTTGACTTGGTCTTCGTCAGACAGGTCAAAAGCAGACAGCGGCATGATGTGATCGATGTGCCAGCCGTCGCGGGCCCAGTTCTCCCACGTCATCCCGTCGCTCCACAGCGACTCGATGTACGCGACGAACTCGGCCATAGTGCAGCCAAGAAGCCGCACCGCATGGCCCGACCTGATGTCCCATCCGTCGCAGACTTGATTGCGAATCGCCATGTAAAACCGGCGACGCATGGCAATGCTGGCCTTGTATGCCGGGTCGGATTCAATCCGAATCCGTCGCCTGCTTCGGTGCCACTGGCGAGACCTTTCCCGGTTCGCTTCAACCCATCGCTTGGTTTTTGCTACAGCCGCCGCCCTGGCCTGCGGAGTGCTAATCCTGGCCCGATCATTGGCGCGGTGCTGCTCAATGTTTGCGGCACGACGCTGTCGGCTGCGGCAATTCAGCTCGTCTCTGTGTTTGCGTCGATATTCACGCTGTTGGGCGCGAATAGCCTCTAGGCGTGAGGCACGATAAGCGGCCTGCTGCTGCCGCTCTTTATCACGGTTAGCCAGATAGCGAGCCCGACGCTGCGCTCGCGCTTTTTCAAGCCGCGCAATGCACATCCCGTCCGTGCTCATCGTCGCGTCCTTTCTGCGTGTGAAATGCCCGCTCTGCGTCGTGCTCGGCGGGTGGTTGCTGCGTCCCTGCTGCCCCGGTTCCACCGGGCTCCTTCCGACCAGCGTCTCCGACGAGGGCCGGTCCTTTGCTCAGTGCGTGATGTCCGTGACCGGAACGGCGAGCCACGCCCCATCGGCGTTTATGGTCATGCGGTTGCCGTCGACCCACTCGACGTAGCCGCTCCACGAGCGGCCAGCGGTGGTGCCAGACACGAAGTCGCCGATGGCGGGCAGGGCCCGAGGGCTGATGGTTTGCTCGTGCAGGCCGGCGACGGCGGCGAGATATTCGCAGGCGTGGGGGTCAGTCGTCATTTCGGGGCGTCCTTTCCTCTGAGGTTGGGCGTGAATGTACGTGCGTTCAGTCATGCGTCAAGCGTCCAGCGGGCGGAATTTTTTGGGTCCACAAATGCAGGGTTTTCGTCGTTACCAGTGCTGCCGGTAGCGGTAGATGGGCTATGGTCTAGCGGTAGTTCGGTCAACGTGTCAAGGCCCCGGCCAGGCTGGCAAGGAACTCGAGCAGGTCGTGGACGGCGCGAGCCGCCGGGGAATCGGTGCCGAGCTCCTGGCCGAGACGGACCAGAACAAGGGCGGGCAGTAAGTTGTCGAGCGTGCGTCGCATGTGGCCCTCCTTGGCCGTGTTGCCCGCCGGCCCTGTTGCCGGCGGGCGGGGGCTCCTGTTAGGCGGCAAATCCGATGGCTTTCATCTGGTAGCCGGTCATCTTGCGCTTAAACCACGCCTGCACCTCGTAGGCAGTGCCGTACTTGTCGGCCTTAAACGCGGACTTCGGGAACCAAGCGACATAGTTTCCGGTCTTCAGTTGAACTGCCTTGTCCGTGGCCTTCACAACATCAACAGAGTTGCAACTCGGGTCGATTTGGCTCCAAGCGATGTTGGCGGATCCGTTGTCCCAGTTCAGATTCATCATTCGTCTCCCGGCTGGCGTTGCGTCAGGTCTCATGTGCCCGACGCCCGTACTGTAGGGTATCGGTAGTTAGGCGTCAAGGGGTCCAGAAAAGATTTTTTGGGGGCGTTTCCGCGGCGAAAACGCTACTTCCGGCCGGGCTTCCGCTTGGACGCCTTCTTCCGCTTGGCAGCTGGCCGCTTCGCCAAATGCTTCTTCCCGACCGATCTGGTGGTCAGGGCGTCTCGAGCCTGCTTGGCGGCGGCCGACGGTATCAGCCAGACACGCTGGCCGATCCGCCGTGCGCCGGGCAGCTTCCCCTCGCGGAGCAGGATTCGGACCCAGCCGTCCGTGCAGCCCATGACCTCCACGGCCTCGGTGACCGTGAGGTATTCGCCGCCGTCGATTTTCTGCGGTGCCATTGCGACCATCCCTCAGATACTACCGGCCAGCGGTAGCTAGTCAAACCGCCGCCAGCTTGCCCATCTTGGCGGCCGGCCCGTACTATCCATGCGTACTGAACAAACCATTCAGCGGAGGGCATGGGAGGTGAACCTTTGTATACTGGTGGACAACAACGCCGTGTTTTGGAGGAGAGCGCCATGACGATCCGAGACTTCCTGAATGACCGCTATGCCGTGCTGCACAATTTGAAGCCGAGGAGCGTCGTGCTCTTCTCGGGCACTATCGACAGGTTCCGGGATTTCCTTGGGCGGGAGCCAGAGCTTAGCGACTTTGACGACCTCCAAGTCTCCAAGTTCCTCCGGTGGCGGGGAACCACGCCGCACCGCGGAAGGGTCTGCTCGCCGGCATCGGTCCGAAAGGACATGGCCCACCTCGTCAGCCTGTGGAACGCCGCCGCGAAGAAACGGCTCATCGAGGCTTTCCCGGATCTGCCCCGCGGCCTGGTGAAGGTGCCGCACCGCGCCCCGTCCGCCTACACCGTCGAGGAGGTGTCGGCCATGATCCGCGTGGCCCGGCAGCGACGCGGCACAATCGGCCCAGTGCCGGCGGCCTGGTTCTGGCCGACGCTGCTGATGTCCGCCTGGTACTCGGGCGAGCGTATCGGCAGCCACCTCGAGGTTCGCTGGGAACAGGTCGACACCGGCCGGCGGACCATCACATACCTGTCAGAGCACCGCAAAGGCTTCGGACGCACGATTACACGGGCGATCTCAGGCCAGCTGGTCGAGTGGCTGGAGCTCGGCCGTCGGGCTCCTAGCGAGCTTGTATGGCCCTGGAGCGAGCACCGCTGCCAGAACTCGATATTTACCCGGATTCGGTACATCTGCCAGACGGCCGGCGTGAAGCCTCGCGGGTTCCACGCCATCCGCAAGGCGTCAGGCTCCTACGTCAAAGCCGGCGGCGGCGACGCCACGGAGTTTCTCACGCACCGGGACAGCAAGACGACAAGGGATCACTACCTTGACCCGAGGATCGTGGGCGAGGCGTCCGCCCTCGACTACCTCCCGCCGCTCGACCTCGGCGGGCCGGGCGTTACGAAACCTCGGCCCAAGTGAACTTGTAACGGGGCGTAGACTTGCGGCGAACACGCAGGATCAGCGGCTCGCGACCGCTGACGAAACTACACCCGCAGACGGCATCGCGAGTCCGCTGCATCCGCTGGTTATGCTCGCGCGACAAAGGAGACAACGATGGGAACCGAATACTACGTCGCCTGCCGTGACTGCAAGAAGGTTCGCGGGCTGGACAAGTTCTACGCGATGACGATTCCGGCCAACGGCAGGCCGGACGCCCTTGCTCTTGGCGACGAGTTGCAGAACGCGGGCTGGTCGTTCCGTTGCGCTTTGCTCACCAGTTTCCTGTGGCAGCACAAGGGCCACAACTGCACCGTCTTCTCGGAGCATGACGAGGAGTTCATGTCGATGGTGCCAGTGGCCGACGACGACTGCGAATACGAGGACGATAGCGACAAGTTCTGGAAGGCATAACGCTGAAGCTGAGCGGCGGCCCCTGGCCGTCCGCTCCAGCGACTGGTTCGCCGACGCCCCGCCGGGGCCGGAACCCAGCTTTTCCTCGGGAAATACGGGGGTCGAAAAAAATCTTTTAGCGGGGCTTGCCTTCCGTCCGACGTTAGGTATACTTAGGGCATGACGCGGAACGACAACAACACGAAGGGGACCACGATGAAAAGCGAAACGAAGACTTGCGAATGCTACAAGTGCGGCGGCTCGGGCTACATCGCTGCGTTTGCTGGAATCGCCAACGGGATCTGCTTCACCTGCGACGGAACCGGCAAAGTCGCGTTTCGCATCAAGAAGCAAAACAAGTTCAGCCCGATCAACGCAATGCACTGCCGCACGCTTCAGGAAGCGCAGGAGTTCCGGATGGCAGAGTTCGCGAATCGGTTTCCGGCGATTGCGCTGACGGCCGATGACGAATGCAAGATCAAGAACGGATGCGGCAACCTGCGGCAAATCGTTGCCAACTACGAAATGAGTGCAGCATGAAAAAACGAGACCTCATTCGGCTCTTGGCCGACTTCGACAACGACGCCGACATCACCTTCGATGCCGGCGGCTGCTCTGGCTGGCACCACCGCATCGACTGCGTGGCGTCCGTGATTCTCGGCGAAGGCAGCGGCAACCCAGGCGAGCACGTCATCCTGCTCTGCGAGTGCGACGCAGATGGTCGCGATGTCGTGGACGAATACGCCGACCCGAAGAACCACGAGACGCGGCGGCGATTCACCGACTTCGAGATTCTGAGCGTGCACGCCATCGAGCGACGCGAAGGCGGCGATCCGAACGGCGTTCTGGCTGTGCTGACACGATCCGAAATCGACCAGCCCGACTATGACCACACGCCATGAACGACCGTCTCACCTTCCGCCTCGGCCCGCTCGCGGGGCCGCTGGCGGCTTACTGCGAGAAGCACGGCACTACGCCGAGCGATGCGATCCGGCTCGCGTTGTCGCGTCTGCTGCGGGTCGAGGCACCGGAAATGACGCCCGGCAACCCGGACATCGGCGAGCAGGCAGAGGCAGGAGCTGCGGCACGGTGGAAGAAACGAAGGGGCCGCAAGTAGTCGGCGAACGCTTGCATTCAGCAGCCGCGAACACAGGAGAGCGATTTCATGGACGGCGACGATGAGCGGTCTGCTGCAATGCTTGGTTCTCTCTCGCCTGCCCGCAAGTTGACGATTGCACTGGACTACGATGACACCTACACCGAAGACCCGGCGTTTTGGGCGGCGGTGGTGGACGTAAGCAGGAAGTTCGGGCACAGATTCATTTGCGTCACAGCCCGCCGCAAGACTTTTGAGAACATGAAGGAACTCCGCGAGACGCTGCCGACCGACGTTGAGGCTCACTTCTCATACGACGAGCCAAAGGCAGACTACGCAAAACGGAACGGCATCGCGGTGGACATTTGGATTGACGACAGGCCGGGGTGGATCGTCGGGGTTACTTGAGAGAACCAGTGTTTCTACGGAACTTGATAACGCCCCGCCTCGCCACTGAATCGTCGCCGCACGGCCGCGAGACGCGACGCCGTGCTGGATAACACGCCGTGCCGAACCGAGCACGGCGGGGGGCAGCACCTCGCCCCGGAACGGGGGCGGCGAGGGTAAAGGAAGCGAAACCCCTCGCCGCCGCGCCCGCCCGGATCGTTATTTCGCGTCACCGTCTACGAAGATTGAGAACCCGGCCCGCGCCCGGAGTTCCATGACGGCCACCTTCTCCCGGCTCCCTGGTGCCGCCATCGTAGCTTTCGGTGAATCCATCACGGTCTGCACCTCGCGGATGACCTCGTCGTACTCGTCGCGTGCCAGGAGCAGGGCGTCGTGGAGAATCGTCCGGTCGTAGTTTCTCGCCCTGTCGTTGTAGGCATGGTTGCCAATGAGGGAGTCGCCGCCGACGTTCCGCCTCGTCCCATAGATCGACAGCGTCGAGCGCAGGTGAGCGTGGACACGCTGCACCCGCGTCAACCATTTCCGCAACTTCGGGTCAAGGTCGTCCGGCCACCGAACGCGACGCTCTGCCATGCGACCTCCCGGGGTCGCTTCCTTTGGCAATCACGCTACGTCATGCGTCAAGCAAACTGCCGCAACAGTCACTCGTAGCGGATGACTGCGAACCAGCCTCGCCGCACGGGCGACCACGCGACGGCCTGCTCGACGATCCGGTAGCGGCCGTAGTAGCAGCACGACCGCAGGGCAGCGTCGGGGCTGGCCGACGAGAACCCGATGCCCTCGCGCCTGCCGCCGCTGCGACCGCAGTGCCGCAGGATGCCGGTGCGGGCCATCTCGTCGGCGTCGACCTGGGCACCGCCGATGATGACGCGACGGGCGTAGATGTTCGTGTCGGCCGCAGCCACGCCGCAGCACAGGACAGCCAGGGTCAGGATCACGCTTCGCATGGTTCTCTCTCCGTGAGGAATTCGCCCGTCCGTGGGCGTCACGGGCATGGTGCCAGGCGTGTCAAGCGTTCGCCCGGTGGCGAGCTTCCCACATGCAGCGACGCATGTCGATCCGGTGCTCGACGCTGGAGAACCACAGGTTAGCGAGCTCGACGACCACGGGCATGAGCAGGGCGTCGATCGCCGCGAGCGTGTTGGCGTCGGTGCCCCAGCGGTGCTCGAGATCCTCGCGGACCTTGGCCCCGATGACCGAGATGGCGTCCAGCACGGGAGGGCCGTCCTCGCCCCTGGCGGCGTAGCGGGCCATCGTCCGGTCAGGCCACCAGCGGAGGACCGTGTCGACCACCTCGGCGGTCGCCTCGGCCATGACGGTCTTCGTGTGCAGCCGGCGATTGATCGTCCGGTGTAGGTCGTTGAGCAGCATGCCGAGCGCGTCGCCCACGGGCACCTCCCGCCACTAGGGCCTGGCCGGTGAAACCGTCGCGGGCGACGCGCCCGACACGCGGCACTTTGCGTCTTGGCACCCGGCTGCCCCGCATGGGCACTTCGTGCGATGCCCGTCGCCATGCGTGATCCAGCCCGTCCCGTTGCAGTCCTCGCACGTCGCCGGCGTCGGCTTCGGGCCGGGGGCCGGGGGCTTCGGCTGCGGTGCCTCGACGACCATCGACGCCCGGGCGGCACTGACGGCCGCCGCGGCACGGGCAGCCTCGCGGTCGAACACGACCGGGTCAGCCGAGAGCCACGTCAGGATGTAGAGGATCCATTGCCAGAGCGACATTCACCACCCCCGTCCGTGGTCGATGACCGCGTAGCCGTCCTCGCCGATGGCGGGAGCCTTGACCATCTGCCGGGCGTTGGCCTGGGCAGGGGCCGGCTCAACGAACACGGCGATCCAGAGCAATTGCTTCGCGGTGCGGGTGATCCACCGCAGGACCGGGCGGTCCTCGAGCGGCGACGGCCGGGAGGGCGGGCTCGCCAGCCAGTAGCCGATGGCAACGCAGGCGACGAGGAGCAGTGCGGTCTGTCGGTCGAGCTTCATGGTCACCTCTAATACGCAAGCGTCAGGCTCGGAGCCTGGGACGGCTTGCTCAACGAAAGGGTTTCGACGGGCACGGGCATCAGCCAGTTGCCGTTGTGGAGGTCACGCCAGCCAAAGCCCTGGACGGACCCGACGGCGAACGAGTCTTGACCGGCGAGCATGCGGTCGACGGTGGACCGGCTCACCCAGAACGAGCCCTCGGGCATGTCGGCGGGCCACTTTGGGCCCGAGATCCACGCCGTGCCCCAGCTGTTGAGGCACAACAGGGCGTCCGACGGGCTGCCGTTGGCCTTGTAGCGGACGGCCACGAAGCACATGCAATGGGCCCACGACCCGGACGGGGCCGCGTAGCCCTGGGCGTCTCGCGTGGACGCGAAGCCCTGCATGGAGCAGACCGGGATGGCAAACCCCGCCTCGATGGCGGCAGCGGCCTCGTCGAACGTCTTGACCAGGGCGACGTGTTTGGCGGGATGCTTCTTCGCCAGCGTGTCGAGCTTCCCGGCATCGCCCTGGCCGCCGTTGCCGTAGTTGCCCCAGGCCTTGGCCTTGTCCTTGCTGTAGACGCGGAGGTCGTGGCCGCCGATTTGCTCGCGGTAGACGATGCCCCAGTCGCGGACCCAGCGGGCCGCGGCCCCGCCGTAGGATCCGTCGCTCCAGCCGCCCCCGCCTTCAGGCTTGTTGCGAGCCTCGACCCGGGAGCCGCCGTAGATGCTTTCGGTCGCCGGCATGGGGGGCGGGTTAGCGAGTCGGCCGGTCTCCCAGTCGACACACTGCGAGACGTAGACCCCGTGAGCCCAGCCCCACGAGACGCAGTCGCCAATCCCCTGCCGGCCAACGCTGAAGGGCTTCCCGTAGAGTGCGGCGTGGGCCTTGTAGGCCGATCGGTAGAGGAACGTGTCGACGTTCTTCGCCTCGCGGATCGTCTCGGCCCCAGCCTGGCGGAACAGCGGCTGGTCGAGCTCGGCAAGAAACTCGGCCACGCCCTCGGGGTTGGGCGTGTACCCGTAGTTGTCGTCGGCCACCCGGGGCGGGCGACCGTCACGCCACGACTCGATGGCGATGGTCACGCCGAGGCCCAGGAGCAGGGCGGCCGTCAGGAGTTGCCAACGGGCCTTCGTCGATGAGCTCATCGGGCAGCCGCCTCCGCAGCCCGCCCGACCTCACGGTAGGCGGCGACCCAGGCAGCCTTCGCCTCGGGCGTCAGCGGCCCGCCAGACGTGCCGGCGGCGGCGTTGAGGTAGGCCTCGATGGCCGCCCTGGCCCGGGGATGCTTGTCGCCCAGCGACTGCCCACGGACCAGGAGCAGGCGGGTGCGGGTCCGCAGTTCGTCGAAGGCCACCCCGGACTTGATGAGCGGGTCGGCCTGCATGGAGTCCCACTCCACCTCGGCGGCGAGCTCGTGGCACAGGGCCGCGGTGGTGGCGGCGTCGGCCGCAGCGTCGGGCCCGACGAACGTGCCCCGAAGATCGAGCTTCGTCACGTCGGGGGCCGGCGTCGGCTCTGGGCCGGCAGGCGAGCGGCTCGCGTAAGAGAACAGGGCGGCGGCCCCGAGGGCGATGGCAGCCAGGTGCCGGCGGTCGAGGCTGGAGAGGTCAACGTGGGCGGCGTGGGCCTTGATCCACGGCCACGCCAGCACGGCCGCAGCGGCGAGCAGCAGGATGGCGGTCATCATGAGGCAGCCTTTCGGACGAGCGGGAGCATCGATTCAATGGCACCGGATGCGGCCAGGAGCACCAGCTGCCGCACGGTGGGGCGGACGATGAGCCAGACGGGCCACGCCAGCGTCGGGATCGCCTGGTCGGCGACGGCGTCAAAGAGCAGCCCCACGGCGTCAAGGCACCACGCCTTCTTTGCCGCCCCGTCCTCGGGCAGGGAATCGACTGCCGCCATGACCGTCTTCAGGAGGGCGACCGTGAGCTCGCCAAACTCGGCGACCGTGATGCCGCCGGCTGCGGCACTCGATGCGGTGGCGATGAACGCGCGAATCTTGTCGGCGACAGTGAACAGGTCGCTGGATGCGGTGATCGGTGCTGCCGAGATCATGCCTTCACCCCCACGATGTAGAGTTCCACGTCCGCTGCCGATGCCCCGTTGTTCGTGATGGCGATCACCTTGTCGCTCGCCGTCGTCGCGTAGCCGCCCTTCGGATGCGTGACGTAGAACGTGCCATCTGGCCCGATGGTCACCGCTCCGGCCGCGAGCGCCGTCCACCGGTTGCTCGTGGAGCCGAACGCCGACAGGCTTGCGGTGGTCGAGCGGTTCTTGATGAGCAGTGTCTTGACCTTGGCAAGCGCCACGGTCCCGGTGCCGCCGAACAGGTTGAGCGTCAAGGCCCGGAGGTCGATGGTCGCCGTGCCGGCGGCGGCGATCGTGATCACGTCCTTGGTGTAGCCGTCCGCCTGGTCGTTGCCGGTGCCGTTGGCGAGCGTGAACGTCAGCAGGGCCGTCGCCGTGTCGGTGACGGTGGTCGTGTTGAGGTCGTCCACCCAGCGGGGAACGAGCCGCAGCGTTCCGGTCAGCGAAAATTCAGCCGCCACTACCAGACCCTCCCGCAGCCGTGGACGTGCCGAACAGGTAGAGCTCGTAGGTGACCGCCGACGCGTTCGGGTTGGCGATGCGGATCACGCTGTTGGCCTCGGTCACCTCCCACGAGTCGGTCTGATTCACCGAGAACCACTCAGAGCCCGGCCCGACCTCGGCGGCATAGACCACCGTCGGCCGCCCGGGGTCGACGCCCACGAGCAGGCGACGCCCGGCAGTCGTCGTGGTGTTCACGATGCGGATCGCCCGCAGCTGCCGGAACGTGAACGGCACCGTGATGCCGAGGGCCTGCTGCGTCAGGTTCAAGAGGTCGAAGGACTCGATGCTGCTGGCCGGGATGCTCCGCGAGTCGGCGAAGACGAGGTCCGCCTCCCCGGGGCCGTCGCCGTCGGTGATGACGTAGGAACCGTTGGCGACCTTCCGGTTCGTGATGCTCCCCACCTCCTGCGTGTCGAGGCGGGTCCACGAGAGCGACGTGCGGATCTGCCCAGTGAGGGCGTCGGTGAGTGTGTCAGCCATGCTTGACGACTCCGCAGGCTATGGCCCTGGCAAGGGCCGCAGGCTTCACGCCCAGGCGAAATGCCGAGAGCTCGAGGTCCGCCTTGGAGAACGGCTCGGGCCGCTTGCTCGTGACCTTGCCCCAGAACTGCTGCGCCGGCGTGTAGTTGGCCGCCAGCGATGTGACCTCGCCCGGGGCCGCGATTGGCTCGCGGCCATCAGCACCACCACGGCGAAAATGGGCGTGGGCAATCACGCCCCGATGGTCGCCGCCGAAAGGGCTAAAACGAAGGGGCTATGGTGCCGCCTGCCGGCACTCCTGATGGCATGCCGCGTAGCCTGCGATGTCGATGGCGGCATCGTCGGTGGCCGCCGGTCCACGCTGCCTGGCGACCTTGTCGAGCACCATGACAAGGGCCCAGTCGGCCGCCGTGAACGACGTGCCGAATGCCGCGTTGACCATCCCGGCCGTGCGGGCGAAGTGCTCCGTTGGCGGCCCGTATTTCTGGTGACGGTCGAGCACCGCCGCGATGGCGTTGTCGAGTGTCTCGTGAGCGGCGGTCTTCGCCTGGAACGCCGGCTTCCACTCGGCATAGGTCTCGCTGGCAGCGTTGAGGACGCCGTCACCGCGGAGCCGCTGACCGTCGAACTCCTTTTGTCCCTGGAGAATCCAGTCGACCGGGATCGCCGGCGTGTCGCTGTCGTCGATGTCGGTCGGCTTCGGTTCGGTGGTCGTGTCGAAGCACCTGGCCGCCGCCTCCTGGGCGGGCTTGCAGCCGGCGAGTGACGCAGCCATCGGCGTATAGCCTTTGAGCTTTGGGTCGCTCGGGTCGGTCAAGTCAAGCCGCTCACGAACGGCATCACGGAGTGCAGCGTTGGCGGAATCCAGTGTGGTCATCAGGGCTTTCCTTTCGTCGAGAAGTCGCATTACGTCGGCGGCGAGCGTGCCGCTGGTGCCGGTGTAGGCGCCGGAGAACCGCCGGGCGCGGTGCTCTGCTGCCGTTATGTAGTCGGCGTCAAGCATCACGAGCGCCGGCCACGAGCATGCCCGCGAGCCCGCCT